ACAGCAGCAGGAATGCTGCCAGGAACCAAGGCGTCGTAAAGAGAGTCATAAATACGGCGAAGAAGTACAGTAGTATCATTATCCAAATTACTAACGATCCACTTTCGGACTTCACCAAAGTTTTTAACCTTGAGATTTTTAACCAATTCATTTACAGCAACATCAGAGAACGTAGCAAGGATTCCAGAATCAATCTTTCCACTCACAGAGTACCGTTGGCACTCATTGAGAACTCTACGCCAATCAGGAAAGTGTTTGTTGACAAGTTCTACCAGGACCTTGTTATCATATTTAACACCTTCTGTACCCAAGATTTCTTGGAGACGTTTGAAGAACTGAGCGGCAATGGTTTGTCTATCTTTTCCTTTGATTCCGAATTCCACAACAGCACATCGGGAATGGAGGGGTTCAAGAATTTTGTTTTTGTAATTGCAGGTGAAGATGAATCTGCAGTTACTAGCAAACTCCTCAATAAACGCCCGTAAACAGAGTTGTACGTCGTTGGAAGTGTTGTCTGCTTCGTCAATGATGATGACTTTGTGTTTAGCAGTTGCCGTAAGCGAGACGGTCGAAGCGAAATTTCTCGCATTGTTTCTGACCGTATCGAGAAAACGTCCCTCATCGGATCCATTGATGACATAAAAATCTACCCCCAGTTCATTACAAAGTGCCTTTGCTACTGTAGTCTTTCCAATACCTGGAGGACCAGCAAGAAGCATATTAGGAATCTCTCCTTTATCTAGGAAATCTTTAAAAGTTTTTTTAGTAGACTCAGGGAGAATACAATCTTCGATTGTTTGTGGTCGATACTTTTCGACCCAGATAAAATCACTCATGATAAAAGTTTGCTAGTGCTGATTACCAGCAGAAACGACAACATTATAACAACATCCCACGCTTTTGTCTTTACAAAGTATGGGATTGAAATCAGGTCAGCGATAAAATTAATTATCACACCTGCTAGAACATTAATATGAAGGATAACGAAGTAAGCAACAATGACTCCAATGCTGCCTACAATCCTCATCGAAGTGAAAGTTTTCATTAAAAAGTAGAATCAAATTCCATAACTATATCGTTATATTAAAGGATAAAGTTTTTCTAATCTCATCACTTTGATGAGGAGTTACTCCATGCAAAAGATATGAAGGGAAAAATAACATATCTCCAGGTTCCATAGAAGGATACCATGAATCTCCAATATCAGCAAGTTCTTTAATCTTTGGAGGAATTAATCCTGCCAATCTATTTTGAAAATAAAACTTTGCGAAATTTTCTCCAGAGTTTAGGAATAAAACTGTGGCAAAATCGGAGTTAGCATGATGATGAACTTCCTGAAAATAATTTCTTTTATAAAAATTTATCCAGGGTTCATCAATTGAAACTAGATGATTTATACCAGCCTGAACACTAAATTGTTTTATTGCAGGATTTAAAAAACGTATCCATGCATCTTTATCTAAAGATACAGTTTTTACATTACAATTACCTCCCCAAGAATGATCATTTTTTTCATTCAAATCAACTTTAGATTCTATCTTATTAACCTCAGATAAAATTTCTTGAAAGTTAGGTGGTCTAATTTTAATAAAAAAATCTAAAGGAAATATTTTAGTAACAGTCATACCCAATCTGGTTTACGCTCAGGAATACGCAGATAATTATCCTTTACCCAAGGTTTAGATGCAATGTATCTTTTATAAGCAGTGAATGTATCAATGCTTTTGTCATACTTGAATTCATCTGGCATGGCACGGGAAAAATTATTTGCCATTGAATAGCATGTAATTGCTTTTTCTGCCTTGCGATGAAATAACTTTTTTGCCTCAAACAATGCAGTTGTGCATGTATGAATTTTTCCATACCGTTCATTATATTCACTTGCCAAAGCACACCCATGCTGAATCAACCAAGCAGTATTGTAAATACTTTCTGCTGCCCACTTAGTTGATGGATGATTCCTAAATGCTCCTTTTTTAGTTGCATATGGTTCTCCATCAGATTTAGGAATTGTACCCCAATCATAGTACCACTTTGAAAAGATAATACTAAGCATCTGACAACTCTCCAGTGGCATTTTAACTACATGCTTATCTGGAAGAACTTGTGCAGATCTTCGTGGACATTGATCCGTAGCAAAGATATTCATTTGGTTTTTAAGTATTGGAACATATACTCTACACCCCAGTTTAATTTGTCTGGGTCAATTTCAGTAATATGTTGTGCCAGTTTTTCCTTTGCACTAATAATACGTTCTTTACCAAGAACATTAATCATGATGGCAGAGATTATCATGAACTTTTGATAATCATCATCATTACCATTTTTTGCACCGCTCATATAAAGACGGCGAACCTCATTGAATAATTCCTTGGTATTGTCCTCAAAGGTAATTGATTTATCACCCAGAGGAATTTCCATACGTTTAATGCAACCCATACTGAATTGCATTGCTCTACGTGTTTCTTCTATAGAAAGTTTATAGGAAGCATTGTCCCTATGTGCATACTGAATAATACCATTGGTACATTCCATAACACGAAGAATTGCTAGTTTTTCTAACTCCTCATCTGACAATGCTTCAAATTTTTCTTTCCATTTTTTCCATTCATTCATAAGTTGAGTCTGGTTCTAGGGCAATGTAATAAACCAAATCATGGTTTTTACTACTGAATTTAGAAAGGAGTTTCTTAGATACAACTACCTCATAAGTACCAGGAAGAACTTTGATATTCTCTACCTTAAAATTAAGAGAGAAGTTTGCATCAGTTTCACCAACAACGATTGCGAAATCATTAGAAGTATCATTCTTTTTATCACGAACAACAAGTTTCACAACACCGTTATCACCAACGGCAGAAAGATCTGGAAGTTGGTATACAGCAGCTGCTTTAAGTAGTTTATCAAGTTGCTCAGTACTCAATTGAAAACATACATCTTCAGAAGGAAGGTTGATGTCCTTTTCTGGAGGGGTAATAATAACGTTTGGATCAGCAAAGAAATACTTGGAACGCATTTTACCTTCACGCATTACAACATATCCATCATTAGCAAAATCTAATTCTGGAGTATTGAACGTACTCAAACCATTGAGAAACTGATTGAGGTCATAGATAGCAAAATCTTTTGCAAATTCTTCTGTGATAGTTGCCTCAGCAAGAATGTTTTTCATCACACTAATAGTGCGAAGTTTTTGACCATTCTTAAATACAATCGATTGATTGATGTTAGAAAAGTTTTTAAGAAAAGAAATAGTTTGATCAGAGAGTTTCATAGAAGGGCGAATTTTCATCATTGAGGATAGGTCTCACGTTTAGCGTTCTTGTCGTTGAAGTGCATTAGAAGAACAGCATAGTGCAGGATCTTCATGATGTCACGTCTGGCAGTGCCTTTCTTATCATAACGAGAGGCATACTTAAGGATATTACTGCGGCAAAAGGATTCACCATCACCACAAGCTTCAATCAGATCCAGAGTTTGAATCTTATCATCACCAGCAGAGTAGTGCTGATTGTATGTACCAGAAATATAATCTTTCAATTCTTTGAGGATCTTATCCTCACTGTACTTATATCGGTTGGGGTCTTTGTTCATATTTAAATTAAATTCAAAATTATCATCGGAAGTAAGATCTGGTGGGATCATCCCCTCAAATGAAATAACATCATCATTCATGGTAGTAGAAAATAAACTCCAAACATTGAACATTATATCAAAGTTGTTTAGTGTTGTCAATTACATGAATGCGATCTTCTTCACCAGGCATCTCAAAGTCTGCATCAACCTTATCATACAGTTCCAAGAATGCCTGCTTGGTCTCATCATCGAAACGATTCACACAAACTTGAATAGCCTTTGCCTTATCACCAAAGATGCTGTATGCCTTCACAATGTGAACCAGGCGGCGGGTGCTGATGATTTCCTCAATACCACCATCATAGAAGGTCTTACGGATGATGTCTGCCCAGTCAGCAAGTCGCTTGCAGAAGTTCTCATCATCACACAGTTTATTAAGAATCTTAGTTTCAGTAGCAACAGTAGGATACTCCTGCTCAAAGGTCACAGGGAAACGCTCTAGGAATGCTTCATTGAGCACGTTAGTGCCAATAAAACGACCATCATCAGAACCTTTACCCTTGGTGTTTGCAGTAGCAATAACGTTAAATCCTTTAGCAGGTTTAACAAAACGACCGATCTTCTTCAAGAAGACACCTTTTCCCTCAAGAATGGACTGCAAACAAAGAATCTTGTTTGAGGCAAGATCGATTTCGTCAAGCAGAAGGATTGCCCCTCTTTCAAGTGCTTCAATGACAGGTCCATTATGCCATACAGTGTCGCCATTGATAAGACGGAAACCACCAATAAGGTCATCCTCATCTGTTTCAATAGTAATGTTTACACGGATAAGTTCCCGACCCAACTGAGCACACGCCTGCTCAACTGAGAACGTTTTACCGTTACCAGAAAGACCCGTGATGAACGTTGGATAGAATACACGGGATTCAATAATTTTTTTAATATCAGCGAAGTTACCAAAGCGGACGAAGGAATCATCTTTCTGAGGAATAAGATTTTCTACAGCAGGTGCATTATAACTTACTTCAAGTTCTTCAACAGTCTCTTTTGTTACTTCAAGATTCCACTTACCACGTCCAACTTTATACTCTTCAAGTTTCTTGGTCACAGTAGCATAAGCAGTTCCATTCATAGCGCACCATGCACGGATGTCGCCAGTAGTAACAGACTCACCATAAAGATTTTGAAGTGAAGTACGAATGTGCTCGGCAGAGGGTGCCATCGGTTTGTTTGCTTAACTGAAGTAATTATACAATAAAAAAGGGGGGTCCAGAGACCCCCTGTAGACGGTTTGAAAACTGGATCACTCACCTTCTGCTTCTTGCTTCTTTGAGTTCTTCAATCAATGATGCTTTGCTATGGCGTCTATCCAGTTCAATTCCAAGAGTTCTGCCATACTCTTCAAGTTCTTTCTTGGTCATATCATCTAAAGATACATCAGTCTCAGCAACTTCTTCCTCAACTTCTTCCTCGTACTGTGTTTCATCTGGACCAAGATCTGGTCTTTCTTCTATAACAGGTTCAGGAGCAGGCGCTGCCTCAACCTTTGGAGCGGGTGATCCGCCTCTAAGTAAATCTCCGAATCTGCTCATTATTCTAAAAAGATAGTTTTTTATTATTTATAGGACTGACTACTCCATTCTTTGAATGATGTCTGGTTTCCTGATTCTTTACTAGGTGGTTCCTTTATTCCCATAATTCTTTTGTAATCTTGATGCATTGCCCCCAATAACCATGCTTGTGCTAACTGTTGAGGTCCATTTTCCAATAATGAGATTTGAAATTTTGATAGACCAGCCTTCATCTCTAAGTTTTCATGTCTCCACTGCTTATCCATCAGTTTCCCCTTCCTTTACTTTTTTGTAAAATTCCATAGCATCATCCAATTCTTGCTGATCTTCTTCAGCAATTCTTGAAGCGCGAGCTGGCACTCCTGGTGTAATTTCTACAAATTGAATTCCAATTTTATCAGTCATAGGAAATAATTCATTAGGATCAAAATCCTCAATTCCTTCTGGTACAGTATTCATAATTTTATGCGATAAGTTCTACAAACTCACTCAACACTTTCTTATTCATCTTTTTGTTTGAAAGAGATTTCTTAAATGCACTTTTAATCTGTGCTTTAGTTGCATCTTCCTTTACATCAAAATCAGTTTCCTGAGAAATATGCTGAGATGAGAGTCCAAAATATTTATGATATCCAGAGGTGGTAATTGTACAGGTTTTTAACTTCTTCCAAGAATTCATATTTCTTTCAAACTCATCACCATAATAACCACAATAACGGCGAATGAAAGATCCAGCATCTCTACCTGCCATAATACGCATACCAATAAAGTTAATATCTTTAAAGGTTTCCTTCAAATCACGAAGGAGAATATCGGTAAAATCATACCACGGACAATCAAGAGAATAAGTATTCCCAGTTTTACGATTGCGAAGAAATGCGTTATGACGAATTGTTGCAGTGCCAATGAAGGGTTCATCCTCCCAACGACGTTGAAGTTCCCGATCATACTTTGTCATACACCCATCACCATCAGTGAGAATCACACACTGAACTTTTTGCAGTTTATGATCTTGCTTGAATTTGGGAAGAATTTGATGCAGAGAAACAAGAGATTCATTCAAGGGTGTCCCAGAGAGACCTAAACCATATGGAGTAAGATATTCACAATAATGACGGAATGAATATGCAACTCTGAAAATATTCTTCATCTGTACCTCTAAACTTTTCCCATTAGTTTTGCTGGTGAAAAGATTCATCATTGAAAAATAATCAGGAACATGAAGTGTTCCATCCTTACGATCATATTGCCAATCACGTCCTTCCCGAGGATCAAAGCGAGGATAATCACTTGTAAAGGCATAAACATCAAAAGGAATAGATACCTTCTTACAGAACCAAATCAGATTATAAAGTTGCTTAATTGTATCCATCATCACGTCTTGCATAGATCCAGACCAATCCAGAACAAACACCAAACCATGATTCTTACCATCGGCAAGAGTAGTTACTTTTTTGAAGAGATCTTCATTGTATTTGTAAGTGTGTAGTTTAGAGCAATCCAGAACACCAGATCGTGCAGTAGTAGCACGCGCATAAGAATCTGCTGCTTTCTTACACTCAAACTCTTTTATGAGATAGTTGACTTCCTTCTGTGCTGAACGTTTGAATTTAATGAATTCATTATCAACAATATCAAATATACTATTATCTTCCCCAGACCTTTCAATAGATGCAGTCCATGCATCAGAACATTTTTCATGAATATCTAAATTAGCAACAATAACTTTATCCAAGTTCAGTTTAGGAACTTCAAGATAAACGTTCTCCTCACCATCATAGCTGGCAAGATCTTTCAATGCTTGATCAAGAGTATCTGCAGTCTTTGCTTCTGGTTCATCATTACCCACAGTTTCACCACCAACATCATCTTCTGCTTCAGCAGTTCCCCCATATGAATCGGTTTCGCCAGGTTCTTCTTGATCCTCGTTTTCAGATTGAGATCCCTCAGTTGTGGGATTTGGAACTTGAGGACTTGAATCACTTGAAGAACCAGATTGCTCATCCCCATTGTCTTGCTGTGGATTTTGATTATTCTGCATCTCTTGCTTGCAGAACTTGTATAGTGCTTCTGCTGCAAGGAGAACATCATCAAAATCTTCGCATCCATCAATCATGCGAACAATAGGCATCTCTAGATATTCATCAAAAGGAATATCTACAAAGTTACCAATTTTGAAATGCAGATTTACACGATCTGCAAGATTCATTTTAGATACATCTTCATTCTCAAGACAGAAGAAATCTTCATTAAAGAGTTCATTATAACCACGATAAAAAGTCTTAGAGATGCCACCATATCGACGCTTCATCATCTTCTCAATACGAACATCCTCAACGATGTTCACAAATTGAGGAGATATATTAACCTCTTTAAACCAGTCTCTGTTGGGCGTATAAAGAGCGTGTCCTACCTCATGAGCAACCAACATATCATATACATCTGCACTTGCTTTTTTCCATACAGGCAGCGTCAAAACGCGAGTATGAACGTTGAACTGTGCAGTTTCAACCTGGCGATGCTCAACCATAAGATCCTCAGTAGCAAGCAGTTTGGCAAGTTGAGATTTAATTTCGTGGGAAATGGTCATCACTCTGTTGCGTATGGACCTATTATACAAAAGAACCCCGCTGTTCAGGCGGGGTCATGTGACGCTTTTTGAACTGGCGGAGTGCTTCTCGCCGTGCTCGCATCGCTTGCGGTTTCAATTTTCGTTTCTGTTCTTTCTTGGAATGGTGCTTCCAGTTTGGGACTTGCATTGTTCTTGGGTGTATCAAGACACCATAGTTGAAAAACCTTTTACTTTATCAAACTTTAGGACACTTTCAAATTTGTCATGCAAATCAGTCTTATGAGAAATAACAAAGATATTAGCATCCTTAATCACATACCGAATAATCTTAAGAAATTCTTCCGTTCCGAATCCATCAAGTGATGAATCAAATACTTCATCCATAATCAGCAAGTTAGTGTTCACCGAATTCTTGAGTCGTGCAACTTCTCTCCAAGTAAAGAGGAGCGCAAGGTCAATTCTCATTTTCTCACCTTCACTAAAAGAAGAATATGAGAAGTGTTCATGAATTGGTGATTCAATAGTTTCATTAAATTC